ATGAATTTTGAATATATTGAATCTATTATGGAAAAAATGATTTCTGTAGTTGCAGGTGTGGGGAGATCTATTCCGTTTATTCTTGCGGATCAAACAGTTTTACCGCCCTCTTATCCTTATGGAACGTATAAGGTTTTTCAGTTGGTTCAAGATCCTATGTCAAATGCTTCTCGAAAGATTGAGAAATTAGATTCTTCCAGTTTTAAAGAAATCGTTCGTATTAACCAGAGCGTATCTATCAACGTTACATTTATACACGATAGTTCCATTGTGGTTTGCTGGGAACTTTCAGAAAAGTCGATGGACTGGTTTGATTCAAAAGAAGGAGCGATTGAATGTAATAAGTTTGGGATAACTCCGGTTTTGATTTTACCTAACATACAAGACAAAACCGTTTTAACAGAAGGTGGAAGTTATCTATATAAGGTTAGCTTTGACGTCTTATTTAAATTAAGAAAAACTAATGAACAACAAGGCGAATCAACCGCGAGCGCACCAACGGTTGAATATCAGGAGGGAGCATGAGCGCACAAACAGTCTCTAAAATAGAGCCGATCAGTATCAATCTATTTCTTAGAAATACTCCGGTTTCTCAAATGGGATTCGGACTACCTTTAATTTTAGGAGTTAAAGAACCGACCTATTCTCTACAAATTTCAGAAAATTCCAGCGGGCTTATTTGGAAATCTGCACATACTGGAATCGTATTTATACAAGTTAAATACGTGGTTTCGGGAAACAATACCAGTCTTAGCGTAGTTCGTGCTGGAACTGGTACAGAAAACGATCCTTATATAATTTCGGTTAACGTTTCTACTGATACAAACGGGGTGGCTACTTCTACGGCACATCAGATCAAATTAGCGGCTGAGTCAATTTCAAATATTGCGGGAGCGACTAAGATTGTAGATGTGATCGAAGTGGCAAACTCTGGGAGCGGAGTTGTTTCTGCGTTTACACAAACCGCTTTGAGTTATGAAAGATATATGGAAATTTCTTCCTCAGATGATCTTTTAGAATTAGGTTTCACCTCTTCCGATAAGGAATACATTCAAGCCGCACAGATGTTCAGACAAACTCCTCGGCCAAAACGGGTTGCAGTATTTCTGCTTACTTCTTGGTCGTCTGCTTTGATCGAAATTTCCACTCTTAGGAATTCTGGTAAAGACTCTTGGTTCAAAACTATAGCAACCACTCACGACAAAGAAACCATACATGCGTTAGGTGATTATCTCGCTTCTATCGAAAAGATGTTTTTTGCCTGTACTGACGATCTAAACGTTTTGACTGGAAGAAATTCTATCTGGGAGTATATTACCCTTCATAAAACTCCAGATTCTTTTCCAGAAGCCGCCTGGGTGGGAAATTCTGTTCCTCGCAGAGTTGGTTCGTATAACTACGCTTATTTGCCTCTAGATGGAGTGGAGAATTCTGGTTATACGAATTCACAAGTGAGTTCTGTATTTTCAGAAAACGGAAATCTGATCGTAGATTTCGGAGGAAAACAAGTTCCTTATCCAGGAATTTCTACCGGGAACGTCTACGCGGACGTGGTCGAAAATCGATGCTGGCTTAAAGCCCGTCTGAAAGAAAACATCTCAAGTCTTTTTTTGAACTCGGACGTTGTACCTTATACGATACAAGGAATTCAGATGATTGAAGCGAAGATGAGAGAAGTTTTTGTTCAAGCCGGGGTTCAAGGTATCATCGCGCCGGTCGAAACGGATGCAGATAAAACACGATCCGATCTTGGCGATTATCAGTATAAAATCAATCTACCAGATACGATAGACGAAATTCCGACAAATGATCGGAACAACCGAGTTCTTCCTAACGTCACTTTTTCGTGTCGTTTAAGAGGAGCGATCAACGAAGTCGACATAGACGGAGAATTAACCTAAGGAGTAATCAGGAATGAACGGTATTTGGGATCCAAAGAAATTAAACGTTAACTGCAACGGAAGAGATGTGTCGGGTATGAGTCAAGCGGACGGCTTTTTTAAAATCGAACCAGTAACTAAAGAATACATACTTTCTCAAGTAGGTATCAAAGGTGATTGGAACATTTCGGAAATATATGATGGAAGAGTAAAGTTGTCTATCGTCCTGATGGGAGATTCTCCTGAAAACGAATTCTTTTTTACAATGGGCGAAGGACGTCTTCCTTGCGTATTTACGATTAAGGATAAAAGCGATGGCGGAATGCTTGGTTTTTCCGCGCAGGGAAGAGTTTGGGAAAGACCAAACATAGAAAAAGGTAAGGAATATAAAGACAAAACCTGGGTATTTCTTCTTCCCGACTATAAAGGAGTTTTGACGGCATGAGCGCAGAAAGTATAGGAAATATTTCAAATATTCAAAAAATAGAATATTCTAAGTTAAAGAATAATTCGGAGGGCGGAATACCATCTGAGCCTATCTTAGAAATCATAGACGACGACGCTAAGGTTGCTCAGATCCTTTTTGTGGATGGTAAAAGATATAAACTTCAACATCCAGGCAATAGAAAGGCGCTTCGTTGGAGACAAGAATCTATTTCTCTTACTGAAGGATTAAATCAGGACAAACTTTTAGATAAGTTCTTTAAGTTTTGTGTAAAACCTCTCGAGCATACCTTTGAACCTACGTTAGATGTAGTTGAACCAAATCATGTGGAGGTGTGGCTGTATATAGCTAACCGATTTCTTAAGTGGGAGTTGGAATAAAAGGTTTACAGATTTTGGAGAAAATCCTTCTGCCGAAGAATGGATGAAGTGGATTGATGAAGAAGTGGATCGAGAGCTTTTCTTTTGGAAACCTTTTATCTTAGGTGCGGCGCATTTTACGACTAAAGAACTCGAAAATGCGTCCACCGTTCTTTATATGAAAATGATGGAAGTGATAGATAGAAGAAGAAAAAGAGAAGCCGAAGAAAAAGCGGAAGAACTTAAATTTTTAGCCAAATTAATTCAAGGTTCTAGTTTTTAATAATTTAATAATATTTTAAATAATTTATATAGAAATAAAATAAGATTGGATGATAAACAATATGGCAGAGCGAGAAGTGAATGTTGCAATTAAAATAAATGTGGATTCGAAAGATGCTTTTTCTGAAATTGAAAAGGATCTGAAAAAACTAAAATCAAGGATCATTGATTTTTCAGACACCACAAGTCTTGCTTCTCAAAGAGGGATTAAGTCTTGGAAGGATTTGGCTGATTCGGTTCGGAATTTTGTAAAAGGTGAATCCGGTTTATCTGTTTTTGCCAGTCGTTTAAAAACGACTGAATCTAATCTTACTAGTTTATATTCTAAATTAAAAGGAAATACAAAACTAGAAGATGAATTTTTTAGCATTGCAAAGTCTGCGGGGCTTAGTGAAAGGCAAATTGCAAAACTGGATTTTCAACTCAATGCCAGCGCTAAAACTGCGACTTTGTTTTCTTCTGCGTTTAAAGGTTTTGCTCAGATAGGTTCTTATATTTTTAATTCTATCATTGCCCCTTCTTTTGAAGCAGGAATTGCATTAGAAAAACAGATTGTAGTTTTGAAAAATCTTTCTGGGAACGAATTTCCAAAACTACAAGACGCAATCAATAATACCATACGAACTTCTAGAGGACTGGCCACACAAAAAGAACTTACCGAAGCTGCAAACGAGGCGATCAGAGCCGGGGCTTCGGTTGAATTTATTTCTAAAAATCTCTCTGGACTCCAAAAAGTGTCCAGACTTACGAATCAAGATTTAACTTCTTCTATGAAAGAGGCCTATAAAGCAATTGAAGACGGTTCCGAAGATTTTTTAAAAAGTAACGGGGCTCTGTTTTCCAGTTATTCTGCCGAGTTTAAACAGATAAACGAATCCGGTATGTCTGCCGTTGATAAACGGTTGGCAAGAGAAAACTTAATCTCTAAGGCTTTAAATGAAAATAGTATATTACAAAATACTTATGGATCTCATGTTAAAGACGCTTCCGTAATTTTAGAAAGATTTGATAAAACTATAGAAAGATTAAAGGAAAGTTTCGGACTTTTAATCGTACAAGCTCTAACTCCTTCTTTGAATGTGATCGGAGATCTGATCGATTATTTTACGATCGGTGGGGAAAGTTCAGAATACATGGAAGACGTATTGATCATTTTTGGAAGCATTTTGGTGGGGGTGTTAGGAGCGATTGCTGCTCAGATGATCGTTACTTCCGGAATTACTTTTGGAGCTATGATTCCTTCTTTATTGAGTATGGCGGCGGCTGGTTTTATCGCGATTGCTCCTTGGATTGTGTGGATCGCCATCGGAGTTGCGTTAGGCGCTATGATTGCGATCATCATTTTGGTCATTAAGGATTTATACAAATGGTTTACCGGAAGTGAATCCGCGATCGGTAAATTTTTAGGACCTTTTGCGAATATTAAGAAAATGTTTAGGGATTTAATAGATTGGTTTAAGGCCCTTCCAGGAAAAATTTTAAGTTCTCTCGAAGAACTAGGATCGAAGATTCAAAAGAAATTAGGTGGAATTTTTCCGCTACAGTTATTGAAAGTTCTTGGGATTACTTCTAATCAGTCCAACGACGTAAAAAAGGTGGACGATGCACTCATTACTAAACAAGGCCAGATCGTACAATTTCACCCAGACGACAATTTGGTAGCTGTAAAAGATTTAGGAGTATTGGGTGGATCTAAGTCAAAAAGTGGAGGTAATCCAATTAACATAAACATCGCCAATTTAGTGTTAGGTTCTGCTTCTACAAAAGAAGACGCGAATGTATTTGCATCTTATTTAGAAAAGGAATTGGAAAAGATTGCAACTAAAATCGGGCTCGGGGCGGGTATTTCACCGGAGGTTGTTTTATGAAAATTTTAACTGGTAGGGATAGGATCGCACTTACAGACGGAGACGAAGAGGTGGAGTTGAATGTCTCTTTAGGTATTCAGCACTCTTATCCGGTGGAGATTACTCGTCATACGGTAGAAAAGGAAAAAGGAATGACTTCGATCACAGATCACGTGATTCCCGGCCAAAGATGTATTTCGCTTAACGTTTTAATTTCTTCTTCGACGGACGCGTTGGCCTTAAACGTAAAAAGTGTGGATGATAAATTAGAGACTTTAGTTCGTTGGCAGTCCCAAGGAACATTAGTCACGTTGCTTGGATATTCTACTGGTGGAATTATTTCTAAAATTCTTTCTATGTTACCATCTTTGTTCCGTTTTGTGGAACCGGATGATCCTGATAAAAGATATCTAGGACGTTCTACGGATGAAATTCCAAATCTTTTGATCGGAGATATGAATATCCAAGAGGCTAAAGAGACTGGGAACGACGTATCTTTGAGTTTATCTTTGTTTCCTGTGGTGATCGCGGAGGCAAAGACGAGACAATTAAATACGGTTCAATCCGTGGGTAAAAGAACTACACAGATTCAAACAAAATCAGGAACCCCGACCAAAAAAATAAATTAACTAGGATTGATACTACATGAAGGAATTCAAATATCTACCGATTGATCATAATATATTCCCGATTCGTTATACGTTTACGATCGAAGAAATGGAATACGAATTTGAATTCTCGCACAACACAGAAGGCGATTTCATTACTGTATTGGTTAGAGATCAAGACGGGAAAGATCTTTTCGCCTCTAAATTGTTATACGGCGTTCCTTTAAATCATATTATAGTGGATGGCTTTAATAGTTCCATTCTTTTAACTCCTTTGGATTTGGATGATCTTTACAAGGATGAATTTGAAAACATTCCTGTGAATTTGGAAACTTTCGGTTCCAGAGTAAGATTGTATTTAGGAGAAAAACAATGATTGGTAATCCTAAACTTTTTGGACGTACCGTTTCTTTGGAGATTCTTCCGGCTACCGGAGTTGCAAAAGAATTTTGTTATCCTCCTTTTAACTTCGAATTTGAAACCGAATTGGACGGACTCAATCTAACTCAGGTTACGATGTATAACGTAAACGAAGAAACGTTGCGTCTTGTAAGCGCTCGAATGAAAGAAAAAAAATTCCAATATCCTTCAGCGTTATTAAATGCAGGTTACAAGGACGAAAACGGACTCGTGGTTTCCGGAGAAATCATTCATCCTAAATGGAAACAAGAAGGAACCAATAAAAAGTTAGAATTTCAGATCAGCGGAAGTGCGGGCGCTTGGACGAGAACGTATATTATGAAAACATACACAAATCTTCCTGCAAGAAACGTGATCATAGATATTCTGAATCAGGGAAATCTAAAGCCCGGAAGGATTCAATTAGGGATCAATAAAATCGTGAACTTCAGCGCCAATACGGAGTTAGGCGATTGTATTCGCCGTTTTTGTAATTTAACAAAATCTCAATATTGGTTTCAAGACGGTCAGATTCATTTTGATTCTCTCGATCCTTCTAAAAAAAACAGCGTCATTTTTTTAGATCATTCTTCCGGGTTGATCGGAGTTCCAGAAAAAGGCCAAAATACTTGGAAACTGACCAGTCTCTTCCGCCATAAGTTTAAGAAGAATATGATCGTATCCGTCAAAGGAGGAGGACTCGATTCGGAATGTAGAATCGTTGGTGGTAAACATAAGTTCTCCACTTTGAATACGGATTGTTTTTCAGAATTAGAGGTAAAGCCAGTATGACTTTAGATAAAGTGATTTTAGCCGCCATTCAAAACAATGTATCTAAGATACAAATTGGTCTTCCTGGAATTATAGAATCTTTTCAGCCTCAAGATATGACGGCTAACGTTCGTATTCCTCTAAAAAAAGAAGACGATTCCGGACGAGAACGGTCTTTTCCTATTTTGTCTGGTATTAGAGTCGGCACGTACTGGGCCGGAGATTTTTATATCAAACCGGATTACAAACGAGGAGACAAAGTTTGGGTTTCGTTTTCTACACACGATATATCGGACGCAATTCGAGGAATCGAATCTGTTGCTTCGGATTCTCTTTTTGATCTTCAAAGTGCTTGTGTGATCAGTGGTTATAAAGGGAAAACTGATATTCCCGCTACCACTTCTAATTTGTCCGGACTTGTAATCGGCCATAAAGAAGGTAAGTCTTTGATCCAACTAGACGAGGACCGAATCAAAATTCAAGGTGGTATCGCCGACTTGACCGAATCGGCTGTGTTAGGTGAAACTCTAGTAGAGTTTATCAAATCTTTGATCGACGTGTTTTTGAATAACTCTGCTACGTTTACTACTAATGCGATCCCCGGTTCGCCTGCGGGACTTGCGGCTTCGGTAGTTTCTCAACTTAACGTTCGTAAATCGGAAGTGGAGCAGTTACTTTCAGGAAAGGTAAAATTAGGATGAAAGGAATTAAGATAGAGAACAAAGACGCGGTATTTGTCAGAGGACGGTCCGTGATCATTCAAGATTTAGAATATTATTCCCAAAGAATTAGACATTCGATCCGTTTATCTCTGGGAGAGTCCGTATACGAGCCGTTAAACGGAGTGAACTGGGAGATTATATTTTCCACGAAAGTTTCTAGGGACAGGATTTTGACGGAAATTAAAAAGACGATTCAAAAAGATCCTGAAACAGTTTCGGTCGAAAAAGTGGAATTGGTAGATAGAGAAAGTTTGGGCCAGAGAGTATATATTCAATTTTCTGCAATTACAAAATATGGAATTGTTATGGGAGAATTATAATGGCAGGAGTTAGTGAACAAGGTTTTATCCGAAAAAGTAGAGAAGAGATTCTATCAGAATTGGAGGAAGGTTATAAAACTCGCTTAGGTGGAGATATAGATCTTTCTATTGTTAGTGAAGATGGAATGCGTATGAGGATTCTAGCAGATGAACTAGATAAGATTCACCAGCTCGCAGAAAAAGTATTTTATTCTAATTTTGCACATACCGCTTCCGGTGTTTCTTTGGATCGAGTTTTAAATCCTCTCGGTTCGGAACGTCAACCGGCTAAACGTTCTATAGTCGTTCTTAGATTTTCTGGAATGGATGGTGCTGTGGTTCCAGTCGGAGTCATTTGTCAAACCGGCAATGGGTTACTTTTTATCACGATCGAATCCGGAGTTTTATCTGGCGGACACGTAGACTTGAATGCACAAGCATTAGAAATTTCTTATGGAGTGAACGGAAACGTGAATGCCAATTCGATCACTACGATTAATACGGCGGTCAGTGGAATCGATTCAGTCACTAATCCGGAACCGTCTAGAGGTGGACGTGCAATAGAAACGGACTCTGAATATCTGAATCGTTTTATTCAAGAAGGAGTTAACGGAGGTTCTTCCGCTGCAAACGTTCAAGGTGTTTTGAACAACATTCCCTCCGTACTCAATGCGATCGTGTATGAGAATAACACCGATTTTACGGATATGGACGGAAGGCCGCCACATTCTATGGAAGCCGTAATAGAAGGGGGTTCTTCTGAAGAAATCGGAGAAGTTTTTTTAAGAAACTGGCCGGGAGGAATTGAATCTTACGGTTTGGAACTTACTACTATTTTTGACAATAAAGGTGTTCCTAGAACGTACTATTTCAATAGACCGACCGACGTTCTTGTTTATGTAAAAATTGATATTGTAAGAGATTTAAATCTTTGGGTGCAGGGTTCCGAGTCGGTTGTAAAAACAAATTGTATCAAAGTGATAGGAGGAGTGGACACGATTACTTCTACTTCCACCTACTATAAAGGAGAAGGAACGGGTGCAGACGTGTTTGCATGGAAATTGATCGCAGCTCAGAGCGCTCTTCAGGAATTCGATTCCGTAAAGGTATTAGGAGTTAAATCCATGATCGTAAAGGTAGGCCAAACTTCTCCGGCCACACAAGACCTATTGCCAATCAATAGCAGACAACGTGCTAAGTTGATTACCGCCAACATTCAGGTAAATTTTATATGACTTACTTAAACGAAGTATTAGAAAAATACCCTTCTTCGATCTTTACGAGAGACCCGAACTCTACGATTGCTAAAAAGTGGGAAGTGGAACTTGAATTGTTAAACGAAGTCCGTTCTGTATTAGAATCGATTTCAGGAATTACGGATTATAGTGTTCAAAGCGGAACCGTTTTAGATTTGATCGGAAAGAATTTAAAACAGCCGCGAAACGGGATGGACGATTTTCGTTATAAGATCTTTCTTTCGATCGCGCGTCAAAAACGTAAATCGAAGGGTGATATTTTTTCGATGAACGAAATCGGATCTCAAATACTTGCTGGAATGGGAACGTTATACGAAATCAAGGAGCTTTGTTACGGAGGTGTTCCGATGCTCTTGGATGCTACGTATACTCTCAATGGGGAATATCCTCTTTCTGGAAGTACAAAAAGACCCGCTACGATTGAATTAATTTTTACAGGTTCTGTCGACGAACTTCCTGTAGTTCCGGAATTCAATCAAGCGATTGCACAAATTCGTTCCGGAGGTGTAAAGGCGATCATTCGATACCGCTTCGAAATATCTACGTTAGGCGGAAGGTTGTATGGAGAATCTATTCGTACTCCGTATTTGGATGGGAGCTGGTCTTTAAATGGGTTCACTCTTTTGTCTGGAGAAAGGGTGAAAATTCGACCCTATGAAATCGCTTTCGGAATCGGAGGATTGGAAGGAGGAATTCTTAGATCTCCTAAGATCGGAGATACTGGTTTGCAGAACGAAGTCTACAGAAAGTTAGTCGAAATCCGATTTGATTCAGACGGGAATCGTTATTTTCAAACAACAGTCAAACAGGGAGAGATGATGGGTTTTGGGATTAACGAGATAGGACTTTTCGACGAGGATGGGGAGTTATTATATCTTAAAACTTTTCCTTCTAAAGATAAGGATCATCTTATAGTTTATGATTTTGTAATAAAGGAGGAGTTTCAGTGATTCAAATACTAGCAAGGGCGACGGATGTAGAATTTGCCGGAACGGGGAAATTTAGAATCGAATTACTTCCGATTGCACAGTTTAAGACACACGAGAGTCTTTTAGAATATTGCGATCGAAAAGGATATAAAAAAAACGGGTCTGGATTGGATGCCGAGTTTACGAGAGAAGAAGATTTAAAACCGGTTCGAAATCGCTTGAAGAGGTATGTGGACCAACCTTTTAAAGTATATGAGAAGTTTATTATATTAGAACAAGAGTTAAAGGAGTGATTATGGCGATATTCAATCCAGTAAAAACAAGAACTTGGAGCAAGAATACTCCGGCGGATGGAGACCTAATTGACGACGAATTTGATCGTCAATATGAAAATTTTCAGTATTTAAAAGATCGGATCGACTCGACTGACATGAATTTGGCGAATTTTCTGATTCCGATCGGAAGTATTATAGAAGACGGTCTGAACCTGGCTCCTTCTGCTAACTTTAAAGATGCGAACGCACAGGCAATTTCTAGAAACACATTTGTTACTTTATGGAATTCTGTGCATCGAGTGATTACCGGAATTGTTTCCGCGACAGATCGTATCAGTTGTACAAATCACGGATGTGTTGAGGGTCAGCTTGTAAAGTTTTCTTTTACAGGGGGAGGAGTTGCAGCATTAGTAAATTATTATATACGCAATCCAACTGCAAATGACTTTCAAATTTCTTTGACCGCCACGGGCTCGATTATCGACCTTACATCCTCTCAAACCGGGGATATGATTACAAATATTGAATATGGATTTGGGGACGGATCGACTACGTATAACGTTCCGGATCGTAGAGGAATCTTTGCAAGAGGCGCAGGAGTGCATGGAACAAGAGCGAAGGCGGCAGGTGGGAATTATGATGGTGGTGCGGTTGGATACGCAGGACAGGATCAGATGCAAGGACATAGACACGCATTTGTTGGTTTAAATAATTCCAGCGCTGCGGCTCCAAACCCTCCTCCGGGATCCGGTGGCACGTATATGATGAATAATGCCGTATATGATCCTATTGCTGACGGAACCAACGGCACGCCTCGAAGCGGAAACGAAACAACACCTGCCTACGTAGCAGTAAAATACAAAGTGAGGGTTCTATGAAAATTAAATTCATAAATTATAATTTTAAAATATTATTATTTAAGCTAATAAAATCCGAAAGTAATTCTCTAAGCTATTTTAGAAATTTTGGATTTCTGTATTGGAAAATCCGAGTTTTGTTAGTGTTCTGTTTGGGAGTTTTGTATGGCCTCATTTAATCCAGCAAAAACTAGAATCTGGAGTAAGAGCACTCCTGCGGATGGAGATCTAATCGATGAAGAAGTGGATCGGCAATACGAAAACGATCAGTATTTAAAAGATCGTATTGATCTGGCAGAGAATAATTTTCTGGCGACTCAAATCCCTTTGGGTGGAATTATCGAAGATAATCTGAACATAACTTCTACCTCTAATTTTAAAGACGCAAACGGACAATCTATTTCTAGAACCAGCTTTTTGGCTCTTTGGAATTTAGTCAAAAGATCTGTTACCGGAATTGTTTCCGCGACGGATCGTATCGGTTGTACAAGTCATGGATGTGTTGAGGGTCAATTGGTAAAATTTTCTTTTACAGGGGGAGGAGTTACAGCATTAGTAAATTATTATGTACGTAATCCAACTGTAAATGACTTTCAGATTTCTTTGACATCAACTGGTTCGATCGTAGACCTTACGTCTTCTCAAACCGGGGAAATGATTACAAATATTGAATATGGATTTGGGGACGGATCGACTACGTATAACGTTCCGGATCGAAGAGGGATTTTTGCAAGAGGTGCAGGAGTGCATGGAACAAGAGCGAAAGCGGCAGGTGGGAATTATGATGGTGGTGCGGTTGGATATGCAGGACAAGATCAGATGCAAGGACACTTTCATGATTATACGGGATATCCTGGGTATGCTGGTGGATCTGGATATATCTCCGGAACTGGTAACAATTCTTGGAATGTTTCAAATATGGTTATAACAGCCAGGACGGACGGTAGCAACGGAAACCCTCGCCTTAGCAATGAAACAAACCCGGCATACGTAGCGGTAAAATACAAAGTGAGGGTAGCATAATGAATTATATATTAGAAAAATCGAATCAGAAAGTAATTTGGATCAACACGGATCCAAATCGACTGATTGGAGAAAAGGCTTGGAGAAATTTTAAAGCTAATCTACACGAGATTGTATACTCTCTCCATTATAATCCAGAAATCGGAGAAACGTTTCTTGCAGAAATTAAAGAAGGAGTAGCACAAGATTTTGTTCTCAAAAAAGTTTATAACAAAATTACCGGAGAGGAAAGAGTTCTACAGAGTTGGGAAGATAAGATAGATTTA